GTTAGTGATAAACTGCCTGATCCATATGAGCATGTTCTTATTTTTTATAATGGAGGAATAACTGAAGCTCAGTACTGTATAGGTAATTTTGTTGTGTTTCCTAATTGTATTTATGAAAAAACAGTTATTCACTGGATGCTAATGCCAAATCCTCCTATTGATGCAGATAATAAACTTGACCCTAAAAAAGCTCTTATTTTGAAAGGTACTATTATTCATCATATTGATAGTGATGATTATGAAATTTTAGAAGATACAACAGCACATGGTTGTCCTAAAGTTCGGAATATTAGAACAGGTGATATTAAACATATGACTATATATGAACATTATACTACCAAAAGGACAAACAAAAGTAATCCAAGTACATGCAGTGGAAAATACAGTACAAGTAAATGTAGTAGATAAAGGAGAATATTATGAGTGATTTAGGTGACAGATAATTTAGGTTCATATCTAAAAGTTAGATCTCCTGAAAAAATAAAAGAATGGTGTTGGGAATTGGAAAATCGTTTAGGTGAAATAGAAGATATTAGAAAAGAAGAAAACTAATGACAGAACTTTATAAGAAATACAGACCTAAGACTTTAAATAGAGTAATAGGCCAAAATGACACAGTTAAGACCTTACAGAATCTAATAGGGAATAATAGATTACCCCACACAATCCTTTTACATGGGCCATCAGGTTGTGGAAAAACAACTATTGGTAGAATTCTAAAAAAGGAATTAGAATGTTCTGATAGTGATTTTTACGAGATTAACTGTGCTGATTTCAGAGGAATAGACACTGTAAGAGACATAAGTCGAAAGATAGGATTTGCTCCTGTAGGTGGAAAATGTCGGATATGGCTTATTGATGAATGTCATCAGCTTGTCACCACTGCGCAGAACGCTTTTCTAAAAATTCTTGAAGACACGCCTAAGCATGTGTATTTTTTCCTATGCACTACAGACCCGCAAAAACTACTTAAAACTATCAAAACACGGTGTATGGAAATGCCTGTTAAATTATTAAAGGAGTCGCAATCAACTAAATTAGTAAAAACAGTTTTGAAACGAGAAGAAAAAGAAATCGATGAAGAAGTAATGGATCAAATAGTACAAGATTCTCAAGGAAGTGCTCGTATGCTTTTGGTTCTCCTGGATAAGATTCTTGATTTGCCTAAAGAGGATCAATTAGAAGCTGTAATGTCCCAAATAGCAGAAGAAAATAAGGCAATAGAATTATGCCAAGCTCTTATAAGACAAGCTCCTTGGGCAGAAGTATCTAAAATACTAAAAAGTCTTGAAGGGGAACCGGAAAGCATTAGATACGCTGTTTTAGGATATGCTAAGAGCGTAATGCTCTCAGGAAAAGGCAATAAAGTAGAATCTGCTTATTTAGTGGCAGATGCTTTTAGAGATAATTTTTATGATAGTAAGATGACAGGATTGGTTCTAGCTTGTTATGCAGCTAGTTCTTCTAGTGAATAATAATTAATTATTCTAAAATATATAGAAACATTTTTTGTAAACCACAGATAATACTATAGGAGAACAATATGGAAAATTTTAAAGAGAAATTGGAAATTGATCAAAACGCATTAGATCAAGAATGGTTGAATCAACCTAAAAGATTTTATGCAGTATCTGAAGATTTAGCACATGCAAAGAAGCGGTTGGAAAAAGAGAAGTTGAAAATGGAAATAATTGAAGCTGAATTATACAGAGATATTAAAACAAATTCTAGTAATTATGGTTTAGAAAAAGTAACAGAAGCTGCTATTGCTTCTACTATCAAACTTCAGTCTAAATATGAAGACCAACAGAATAAGATTATAGAAGCTAAACATGAAGCTGATATTTTTAATGCAGGGGTAAGTGCTTTTGATCAAAGAAAGAAAGCTTTAGAAAACATGGTATTTCTTTTTGGTCAACAGTATTTTGCAAGCCCAAAGATCCCTAAAGGAACAGATGGGACTTACATTAAAGAAGCAGAAAAGAAAAAGGCTCGTTCTAAAATTCATAAAAAATTGAATAAGGAAGAATAAAATGGATTGGATTGATAGGTGTTTCCTTTTTTTACTAATACTAAGTAGTCCGTTTGTGGTTTATATTTTTACGAAATTAGCATCGTATGCTTATTTCACAACAAAAAAGAATGTCGAAAAGGAGAATCAAGATGGCGAAAAAGCGTAAAAGTTCAGCAAGAGAGAATGCAAAAAGAAGCGCGAAAAAGAAACAAAACAAAAGTGGGTTTAAGTATTTGAATTTACCGGAAGGTATTACTTCCATATCTATTAAAAAAGAAGGGGTGAAAAGATTAGATATTCTTCCTTACGTTGTTTCTATAGGAAATGAATATGCAGCTAAGGACAGCATTCATTTTGAAAGAACTATTTATGTCCATCACAATATAGGATCAGATAAAATTTCTTATCTTTGCCCTAAGAAAACTATTGGTGAGGAATGTCCTATTTGTGAAGCAAGAGCAAAATTAGTGGAAAATGGAGCAGATCCAGACGTAACCAAGAAACTTAGATACCAAGAACGCCAATTATTTAATGTCATGGATTTGACAGACAAAGAAAAAGGAATACAACTTTGGGACGTTAGTTACCATAATTTTGGAGCTTTGTTAGATAATCGAGTAGACAATGTAGATGAAGATGAAGATTATGACAATTTTATGGATATTGAAAATGGGTATACTCTTAAAGTCTATTTTGGGGAAGAGTCTTTTCCTGCTAATGGAAAAATGATTAAGTATTTTGCAGCGACAACCATTGACTTCAAGAAAAGAAAAGAAGGATATGATGAAGATGTGTATGATGATGTTCTTGACTTAGATAAAATATTGAAAATTTTATCTTACGAAGACTTAAAAGCAATTTACTTGGAAACAAAAGTTGTTGAAGACGATGAAGATGATGATGACGAAGAAGAAAAGCCAACAAAGAGATCCCGGGAGAAAAGAGAAGTTGAAGAAGAAATTGATGAAGATGAAGAGGAAGATGAAAAGCCTGTAAAGAAGTCTAAAAAGAAAAAAGAAATCGATGAAGAAGAGGACGAAGAAGAAATTGAGGAAGAAAAACCGGCAAAAAAATCTAGAAAAAAGAAAGAAGTAGTAGAAGAAGATGATGAGGATGAAGAAGATGAAAAGCCTGTAAAGAAGTCTAAAAAGACTCCTACATGCCCTCATGGTCATACCTTTGCAAAAGATTGTGATAAATTTGATGAATGCGAGAAATGTGACAGTGCATTGTGGAAAAAGTGTGATATGGCTTATGATGATTTGTAAGTAAATCCTCTCCTAGTAGGAGCCAGATCCTTTTTCCTTTTTTATCTGGCTCCTACTATTTTTAATAAGGATATTAATATGACAAAAAAAGAAGTAAAAGAAATTGTAGAAACAATAAAAAACATATATATCCCAGAAGAATTTAATGTTACTAGAAAGAACTTATTAAGCACAGGATCCACATTACTTAATCTAGCTTGCAGTGGGAATCCATTTGGCGGGTTTTTAAAAGGGCATTATTATTTTCTGGTAGGCGACAGTTCTAGTGGGAAAACTTTTATTTCCATGACTTGCTTTGCAGAAGCTTGTCATAGTAAGAATTTTAAAGATTACCGTTTAATTTATGATAATGTAGAGGATGGGTGTTTGATAGATGTTCCAAAATTCTTTGGGAAAGAAACCGCTAAAAAAGTAGAGCCACCTAATATAGATGAAGAAACAGGAAAACCTTTATATAGCCAAAAAATAGAAGACTTTTACTACCATGTAGATGATGCTATTCAACAAGACAAGCCTTTTATCTATGTGTTGGATAGTATGGATGCTTTGTCCTCTTCTGATGAACAAAGTAAATTTGAAGAACAGAAAAAAGCAGCTAGATCAGGAAGGGAAACTGCGGGTAGTTATGGGGATGGAAAAGCAAAAAAGAATGCGTCTGGAATGAGAAAATTACTAGGGCCACTCTCAAAATCAGGATCTATTTTAATAATCATTAACCAGACAAGAGATAATATAGGTTTTGGGTTTGAGAAGAAAACAAGAAGTGGAGGTCATGCTCTTAAATTTTATACTACCGTGGAATTATGGAGTAGTCTCAAAGGCAAGATTAAGAAAACAATAAAGGAAAAAGAAAGACAGATAGGCATAAGAGCTTTAGTCAAAGTGAAGAAGAATAGAATAACAGGCAGGGAATATACTGTAGAGATGCCTATATACCCTTCTTATGGGATTGATGATATTGAAAGTTGTATTGATTATTTAGTATCAGAAAAGAAATGGGGTAAAAAAGGACAAAAAATAGAAGCGGAAGAATTTGGAGTGGTTTTGAGCAAAAACAAACTTATATCTTACATAGAAGAAAATGATAAAGAAAGAGATTTACAAGTTATAGTAGGAAAAACTTGGAAAGAAATAGAAGAAGCATGTGATTTAAAAAGAAAGAAACGATACTCATGAATGTAGAAAAACCTGGGGTACTTAAAATTACAGCTTCTGATAAAGGAGTCCGAATAGGATTCTATACAAAAGCAAGTAACGGTTCTGATAAATTAGGGATTTCTTTTGTTGTAGACAGAAAAGAATTAAGGAAATTGTTAAACAAAACTTCAATCACAGGTATGGGGACTAAGTGCTTTTTATCAGAGATGGAAATAAATGAATCCATTTTAGAAGCTAGGAAAACGTACAGAGAATATAAAAGACAAGGAAAAGAGGAGGAAGATGGCTAAAAAAGGAAAAGGAAGTGCTTATGAAAGAGAGATATGCAAACTACTAAGCCAGTGGTGGACAAACAGTGATAGAGAGGATGTTTTTTGGAGATCCGCTGGATCAGGAGCAAGAGCAAAAACTAGAAGTAAAGTAGGAAAATCTACCTTTGGTCAATATGGAGATGTTTCTTGCATAGACCCTATTGGACAACCATTGATTGATCATGTGGTTATTGAAATCAAAAGAGGGTATAAAAAAAGCTGCATATATGATGTTTTTGATAAATTAGAATCAGCAGCAGAACAAGAATGGACGAAATGGTTGAATCAAGTCCTAACAGATATGACAAATTCAGGATCCCCGGCTTGGTGGTTAATCACTAGGAGAGATAGAAGAAGTGCAATGATTTGTTATCCTCAATATGTCAGAAATTTAATAAGGGATTATGATGGATCTCTTGATCGAGAAGCAGTAAAGAGTAAATTTTTCATAGCAGAAGCTATGTTTTCCACATCAATGGGCAGAATGTATATGATGTCTTTGCTTCATTTTTTAGAGTGGGCTAGTCCAGAAGCTTTTATAAGGAATAAAAATGATTGATTCTTTGACTTTAAAAAATTTCCAATGTCATTCTAATCGAAAAATCAAATTTGAAAAGAACGTAAACACTATAGTAGGATCTTCTGATACAGGTAAAAGTGCTATTATAAGAGCTTTAAAATGGGGGGTTTTCAATAGACCATCAGGCAATGCTTTTTGTACACATGGAACTGATCTAACTGAAGTGTCCATACAAACAAATGACAATACTATTATCAGAAGAAAAAGCAAGTCACTAAATGAATATGAAGTTAACGGTGATGAATTTAAAGCTATCAAAAAGGATATCCCCGAAGTAGCACAACAAGCATTATCTTTGGGGATTATCAATTTCCAAGACCAACATGATGCTCCTTTCATGCTAAGTGAAACTGCTGGGGAAGTAGGAAAGAGATTAAACCAAATAGTTAATCTTGACATCATTGATTCTACTATCTCTTTCCTAAACAAAAGAAAACGAGGTCATTTATCAGAAATTAAATTTGTTGAAAACAGGATAGACGCAATACGTAAAGATCTTGAGAAATACGATTCTGTCCCTGATATGATCAAAGAATTGGACCAAGTTACCGAAGATAAGAAAAAATTAGAAGATATTTGTGAGAAAAAGGAAAATTTAAATTCTGTATACGATTCTCTAAATAAAATAAAGGAGTATTGGCGTAAAATCCCCGACACATCTACTATGTCCAATACATTAGATATCATAAAAAAAGATGGTAAAAAACTAGAAAAAACAAAGGAAAAACTAGAAAAATTAAAAAAATGTTATATTTCTTTAACAAATAAGCAAAAACAACAGATAATAGTATTAGATACCACTTGCATGGAAAAACTATTAGAACAAGCGACAAGCCAAGCAAATAGGCAAAAAACATGCAAGGAACAGGTAAATGCCATTGAATCTTTGGTAGATGATGTCATAA